TGAAGTAGCTCCAAGAAAACTAAAAGATCCTGAAGCAAACAGAGATGCTAGACTATATACTGGTTATGCTTTGGATGGTTATTTGACTGAATACGTAAATAGTCCTGATTATCAAAGTTTAGACAACGATGCACAAAAGAAAAAAAGATTAAAAGAAGAGATGACCAATATAAAAAATGAAGCATTGGCTTATGCATTAGGCGAACAAGAGTGGGATGATATAGATGATATACAAAGAAAGAATAGAGCACGTTTCTTTAGACTACGTGGTTTAGATAGAGAGATTATTGAGAGAAAGTGGAGAGAGCAAAATCCCAATCAAGATATTGAAATGGATGATTTTGATAGATTGTTAGAGATTGCAAAAGAGTTTGGCTTCGTTAAGTAGCCACTAGCCTTAATATACCCATCATAAGTGCAGCACATGCAACCCCATTCAAGACTAGTAATGCTCTATCATGCCAGAGATAAGCCATACCAGTTAAACAACCAGTGCCTACGCAGGAGGATACTAAATCGTAGAGGGGAAACACACCGACTGCTCTACAGACTATCCCTGACATGATGAACAATGATCCTGCCCATTTTAAGTACCAAGACAGATCATGAGTTGGAGTTATTTTTTGCATTTAACTCCTTTAACTTTCTTAGCGTAACTTCAGCAATAACTTCTATACGCTTTAAATTATCTATAATTTCTTCCATTTTTTTTGGGAAAGAATTTTTCTTACCTTGCATAAACTTTTTAGCTTCTTCTTCTAGACTCATTCCTTGTTGCCTGTTTTAAATAAGCAGAGTTATAACCTCTCTGCCACTCTCTATGTTGCATAGTTGTTGAGGAAAAGGGATTAACCTTATTAAACTTAAACCCTGTGATGCCCTGATTAAACTGCAACTTCAACGGTGCATCATATTTACCTAGTCCTCGCTCTTGCCTACTTAGTAGCTTTTTCTTTTGTTTCATTTGTTTGTTCTGTTTCTTTAGGTCTTTCAAAGTATTTCATTATCATTGATAACTTATCATCAGCTACAGAAACCTTTTCTAGTTCTGCATCTATAGACTGTTGTATGTCTTGATGTTCTCCTATTCCAACAGATCTAGTTAGTAGTATTTCTACATTAGATATATGTTTATTTATCATGCCAACATAATAAGATTTAGCGGCATTTAATAACATTTCTCTCATTTTATCTTCCTTCTATATCGACTATCTCACAAGCTCCTGCAACACATGCAAGATCTTTGCTCCCAGTAGTTGTATCTTCCTTCTCAAAGTCTTTTAACATACTCCAATCTATAGCAGTAGGCATTTTCTTTGTCAATTTATTATACTCTTTCTCTGATATATCTTGATAAGGTGCTTGTTTATAAGTATGTTCACTAAAAGGTAAAAAAGATATGCCTGATACTTCGTCAAAGTTTTTATAAACCCATGAACCTACTTCCATCCATTCATCTTCTTTTACTGATATAGTAACAGAAGGTTTGTGCTCACACCAATGTCTTTGAAATAATAGCCAATAATCAAGTTGTTCAATAGCAGTCATTTCAGTTCTAGTGATTGCACCCTTTGGTGACTTCATAGGAAAACTAAACACAGAAACACTGTCAGGTTTAGTAATATCAGGCTCTATGGGTATCCCCACTTGTTGCATAAACTGAGTAAGTGGATCTTTATTGTCACCACGAACAGTCCTTACATAAAACGGATTATGTCGAGCATGAATACCACTAGCACTATCAACTAATTGTGAAACAGTCCCGGATGGCTTAACACAAGTAATAGCAGTTGACTGTGGTATTCCTAAATCTTTAGATATCTTCTTGTTGGTTTCTACTGCAACTGTTCTCAATTGCTCTAATACATCCTTTAAATTAGTATTGTTAGGTCTAAGTATAGGGCAGTCAAGAATACCTGTTAATGATACACCTAACAATCTTTCTTGTTCTGTGTTATCTTTCCATATCTTTCTCAAGTATTTAAAATCTGTTAAGGTAGACTGAAAAGTACCTAATATTGTAGCCATTCTAACTTTTTCTTTTAATGATTGTAAATCATCTGTAACTCTACAAACAACTTCTGTTAGGTTACAAAATTGATATGGTCTAAGTATTATTTCACTACAAGGATTACAACCAAAATAATGCTCGGCATCTCTTCTGCCATTCTCAAGAGCTTTAACTTTAGCTGCTTGTCTATTAAATATACCACGTTCTCCTGATTTAGATTCATATAAAGCAGTCCATTCTCTCATGAATGTTCCCATTTCAGGCTTACCTTTAAATGCTACAGAGTTATTAGCTAATGCTCGTTGCCCTTCATTCTCCCACCATTGACCTGACTTAGCATGTCTCATTTGATCATCGCCAAGATTAGACAGAGATATGAGTGCAGATCTCCTAACACCACCGACAACAACAACTTCTCCTATTTTACACATTATGTCATGACACTCTATTGGAAATAATCTTCTGCCTTTAGCACCTTTAAATTTGTCAATACAAAAATTAAATAAATTTTCCAATGGAGCAGGTCCTGATGCTCTACCACCAAATGTTTTTAGTCTAGCTCCTGATGGTCTTATTTGAGAAACATCCCATTTTGCTATTTGTCCCACATAAAGCATAGCTATCATTTCTCTTAATGCTTTTGCCCATCCGGGTCTGCTATCTGCAACAGTTATAACTGTGCTACTTTCTTCAAAATGTTCATTTACAATTGGTAACTTATCCACATTTTCTCTTTCAACAGAAAAACCTACACCTGTACCACACATCAATATATACATACATTCATCAAAACTACGAGGACTATCAACAGGTATGTAGCTACAATTATAACCAGCAACATGACATCGATCTAATGCAACTCCCGCAGTCATAAGTGCTCTCATGCTTGGCATCACACCTAATGAAGTAATTGAGTCAGACATTTTTTCTTTCAATGCTCTTGTTAAAGTGTATTTGTGCTTACCCTTTAGGTGATTTTCCATGTAATCAAAATATCTATCAACAGTTTCAACCCATGTTTCTCTGCGTTCATCATCATCTTTCCATCTAGCATATCTAGATAAAGCAATAAAGTTTTGATAATCTGTTGGCAAATAGTTGTTTAACATTTAAATCTCCTCGGTAGTTATTCTCATATTGGTTATCTTAAAACCATCAACTTCATGTATTATATCTTTAAAGTAATCCTCTATCTCTGCTCCTAAATTACCATCAGAGGGCATTGGATACTCTTCTTCGTCTACTTTTAAAGTAAGTATTATTCTAACTCGTGTCATCCTTTATTGTCTCTATTAATTTATTGAGATACCACTGTGCCTTTTCTAGATCCTCAACACCATTTTTATACCTGTATCTCCAAAGGTATTTAAGTATATTGCCTTGTAAATAATATTCAAATCCTTCATCTGTCATTGCCTTAATAGCTTCGATAGTCTCAACACCTGCTTTGTTGTAATGAGGTGGACTATTTACCATATCTATTTTTTCTTGCTCTTCTTTTGCTTTCATTTTCATATACTCTAAATGTCTTAACACTTGTCTCTCTTTTTAGTTTTAAAATTTATATATATTACATTACTATTATTATCTCGTTTTACAAACTTTTCTTTTACAAAAGACTCTAAAAAATTTTCCATCTTGTTTAATAGTGTTGGATCTAAATCCATTATAGGCACAGAAGAAGCCACTAACTGTGCTAAATGAAGCAAACTAGCTCTGCTCTCTTCGTCTAATCTTGAATCCGGGTCTCCTATTATATTTAATGTAACTTCCCCAGTCCAATAAGAACCTTCTGTTTGAGGAACTAATTCTAAATATACTGCGTTTGGGTTTCTTTTATATATCATTGTATCTTCCTTCCTTTAAATTTTATAAACTTTGAATGTTTATTTTTCCCTTTTTCTTTTAGCCAATCTTCAGGTATAATTCTGTCATAATATCTAAAATTATTTTTTATACACCACATGGCACAAGTTGTTTTTGACCCTTTATAAATTTTAGATTTACTATTGCTAAAAACAAATCGTATATCTAACTTAGGATGCTGCTTTTTTATGGCTAGATGTTTTCTCCTTTCTGAAGCCAAGAATCTTCCCTTTGATTCTATGATTATACCATTATCTAAAATAAAGTCTGGTGTGTATGTACGATAGCATAAATCTTCCCACTCTATCTTTATACTTTCATACTCAAACTTAGCTTTAATAGTTTCTAACTTAATAGCTATGCCATACTCTAAACTTCCTTTATAGCCATTTTTTTTAGCTACACGTGTTTTAGTACTCGCATTCACTTACTTTAGTTTCCATATCCTACTAGCATCTTCTTTTGCTTTGTAAGACCACATCCATGAATCCACATTAGGAAAGAACAAAGATGCTATATAATGTTTATCTTCACTCAGAGACAGTAACTTTTGAATACTTAATGCTACTGTTTCTAACTGATTCTTATATAAAGATAAATCTTTTAAACTAAACTTCTTAAAATCTTTTGGACTAGCAAAAAACAAATCAACTTTCTTTTTAGGATAAGCCATAGAGTATAAAGCCATCTGCCTTTTCTGTGCCTCTGTAGGCTTAGAAGGCATTCTAGTTGTGGTCTTTAAATCGACTATCGTATCCTTAAATAAAAAATCAATATAGCCTAATATAGGCACAGGTAGATCATCAAACTTTACTTCTACCTTTTCTTGATAAGTTTCTAACTTTTTATATTTAAAATTTTTGTCTATTACTTCGCCAAAGCTAGGTAATATCTTTCTTTCTTTTTGAACTTTCTCATCATTAAGATCAAACCCTGCTTCGCCACACAGACCAACAAACTTTGTATCTAGTTCTAAGAAGTCAAAAGAACCCTTCTCATATTTCTGTGCCAAAACATGCTCTGATGCAATGCCTCTAATAGCACCTGCACCACCAGCAGATCTTATTCCAAATAGATATCGCATTATCCATTGAGGTGGATCTGTTATGTAGGTGTTGATGCTACTAGGAGACAGATGACTTATGTTATGAGTCTTAAAGGGGTTATTAGATCTCACTTGACTTCTTCTGTATCAATGTCAATAAAATCTTCTACAGTATCCATATCTTCAGAACTAACATCGCCTTGTCTTTTCTGAACATTAGAATCCCACTCTTTGCATACCCAATCATTAAAGCCTTTTACAAATAAATTAAACTCACCAAACAATGCCTTATCTTCATCATTAATGTCAAAGTTTTCAGTGTAATCAACTTCAACTATAGGTGTGTAAAACGAACTACCATTAGGTAATTGATTTGCATGTGTGCCACTTAAATGCATAGCATGTTGAATAGGCAATCTTGATTTCTCTGATAATTCAGAAAACATATCGCCAAATATTTTAAAAGCATCCTTGTTGTCAACTTCCCAAATGAAAGGAGAATCTGTTAAGCCTTCAACAGGGATGCCTTTTTCATCTACAGGATTATCCATAGATACTGTACCAAACAAAACCCTTACTCTTTTAATTTGTCTTATTAAATCTTGAGTGCTTTTAGGTAATGCTTGAAAATCTTCAACATAACCAGAAGGTTTGCCACAATTAAATTTTCCTGTGTTATCCTTGAGATCAATGTTTAAACTGTCTGCCATAATTGTTCTATGAAAAGAACCTTTCTTCTCGCCACTTTTAGCACCTGAATTTGCAACATATCTCTTTAACATAAAACGCTGCATAAAAGGTCTTATAGTGATATTCTTTGAGAAAACATAAAAAGAAGAATCTTCACTTACAACTTCTAATCTATATGCTCCACCCTCAACAACTTCGACATTTGAAATTTTACCATTAACTTCTGCCTTGCCCATAATTGGTGAGTGCCATATTCTTAATCTATTTAATATGCTAGTCTTTTTAGGTTGCTTTTTCTCTGTAGCCATGCCCATTGCTCTAGCTAAGTCTTCGTAATTATCTACATTTATATTTGCTAATTCTGTCATTTTAACTCCTTTAAAAGTTCTATAGTTATATCAAGAGACATCTTTTGTGTCAAGCCAATTGTCCCCAATCTTTGCTTCCAATAATAATGGTACATTAAAATCAATACCATAATGTTTATCTATGAAAAATTTCATATTTTTATTCACGTAGTTGATTATTTCTAAAACTAAATCTTCTTCATTTGGATGTATATCAATTACAATAGAATCATGCACAGTGTTTACAATACATGAGTTATGTTTTTCTAGTCTCTGATCAATCTCCATTAATATCAATGGCACAATGTCAGCAGTAGCAAAACTTTGCACTGGGTAATTCTTAATTTGTGTGAAGTTAGTCACTGTGCCATTTGTTCTTCTTTTAACATCCGGGAATGAAAACTCTCTGCCCGACGGTATCTTTATCTTCTGTGTTTCTATAGCTTCTTTAGCCAATCGGGAATGCCAAAGTGCGATGTCTTTGTACTTTTTTGTGAACTGTTCATAATATTTTGCTTCAGAAGTCGTTCTCCCAAATCCTGTTGCTCCATAGAGAGGGGCAAAGGTGTGAGCTTTCGCCTCTTGCCTAGTAATCTTCTGCCCTGATTCCGTAATGACAGAAGCAGTGTACGCATGTACGTCAAAACCATCGTGTATCTCCTTCATTGCTATTTTGTCTTGTGATAAAAATGCAGCAGTTCTAAACTCTAACTGTGCAAAATCTGCCTCTAAAATTTTCCCACCTTGCCATCTAGAGACAAAAACTTTCTTGACAGGAAATGTACCACCCCTAGGCATGTTCTG